TCGCTCTTCCCTCCCTGCGGAACAGTGGTGGCGGATTGACGGGCGGGTTCGGCTTTGGAGATGGCGGCGCGAAACATCGTGGTAACGTCATCGTCTGGAAGGCCAACCGCATCTATCTGGGCGATGTATGCCTTTGCCGCCTTGAGAAAATCAGGGGCGGCGGCGATCAGGCGGGCGTCTGCGGAGGATTTTGCATCGTCCGACCAGTTGCCGTTTACATCTCGGCATTCTCCTACCGCACTCTTATGGTTCTTCGTGCCAATGTACCGGCCGTAAGCGAACCAAGGACCGGGAGTGTGCTTCGGGTCAGCCATATCAGCCCTCCAACTCTTCGACGGTGGTTCCCAGAACATGAGCAAAGTGCTCAAGCGCCGGACCGAGTTTCGATGCATTGTTCGAGATCGCCCGCATGGACGCGCTGATAGCTCGCGCCTTCTCGACACCGTCCGGTGACAGGGCCTTGATCTGTTCCGCCCATTCCTTCTCGACGAGCTTTGCTGCGCCTGGTGAAACCGTCATGTCGGCGGCCAGCGGCAGGACATCCCTTGCGAACCGGATCAGCGTCTCACGTTCGGTCTCAGGGGCGGCCGGCGATCCTTGGGAGGAGGAGGAAGGATCGCCGGCCTGATCCAATGCTTCGGAGGAAGAGGAGGAAGCATCGGGGTCAGTAGAGGAGGCCGACGGTTGGGCGGTGTCGGCCTCCTCGGCAGCTGCGGACGAGGGCGCATCCGCATCTGCATTCTCCGGAGCGGGGGAGGCACCGGATTCGGTGGTTTCGGGTGGCAGGATCTCGCCCTCGATGATCTCGCCGGTGTCTGGATCATGCGGCGTCTCGTCGTCGTCTCCCACGTTGACAGTCTCGCTGCGCAGGGTTTCAACGTCGACGCTGGTGATGCGGCTCAGGATGGAAAGAACGTCTTCGTAGTAGTCCGTCATCTCCTGGTCGTCGAACTCGGCGATCGATCGCGGCCACTGCATGAACTCGCCCTTGGCAGTTTTGCCGACGTTCACATAGCCGCAGGAAAGCTTCAGCGCCTGATGAGCAGCCTCGGCGTTGGTCCAGGGCGTATCGCATTCCTTGATGACCTTGCCGAGGATGGCGCGATACTTCCGCTCAAGCGGTCGCATCCGGTCTGCCGAAAAGCGAACATTGACTGTCGAACCGACGCGATAGGAGTCGAGCCGCTCTGCATCAAAAGAGGTGGCGGGAACAAGGCGGCCACGCTCGACGCGCATTTTCAATGGAGGGGGCATATGCTTAGACATTGACCCACCCCCAATTTTCTCCGCGCCGGATCGAATAAACGGTCGCGATGCTTACGCCGAATTTCTCGGCAGCATCTTCAGCGCGCATTGTTTTCCGCTTGATTTGCCTAACTTGCTCGAGCTGCAGTTTGGCGGTTCCCACCTCTTCGCCGCGCTGGACGGTGCCATGGATGAACTTGTCGTCCATGTTGTCGGCGTGCGTTTTCCAAGCCATATGGCGTTTTGTGACACACCCGAGATGACCTTTGCCGCACTCGTGCGCCGCTTCGTGCTCGGGAGACGGAGCTGGTCCGTTCTGCTCCTGGCAAGTAAGCCGGTGGACGTAGGCGAGCGCCTTGTCGATCCAGAGGACACCATACCCCTTGCCATCGTCAGCATAGGGCCAAGTGAGGCATTCATCACCGTCATACGGTAGGACAACATTTTGGAAGAATGCCATCGGCTCGCCTACCGGCGTACGCCCTCCAAGCGGGTCTCCATGCGCGCGCCAACGGTAGTAGTGCGCTCCGCACCAGTCGCGATGGGTCCGACGCTTTTGGCAGCCGTCGATTGCACAAATCTTCGTCATGCCGCACCGCCAATGCGCTTCATGGCGCGCTTCTTGATCGCTATAGCAATCGCCTGGTTGGTTTCGCTGTTCGGCTTGCCGTCGAACCGAGCGAGCGGGTCGTGGTGGCTCCAGATCTCTTCCACGGTCTCTGCATCGCTGGCGGTTGCGAGATCGTCTTCAAGCGCTTGGAAGAACTCCGTATCGTCGACGACCTCTTCCCCAACGGTTTCGGTCGGGTGCTCCGACTGCTCGGTCTGTACGACTTCGCCCTCGATGACGTTTTGATCTTCCACCTCAGGCGGTGGCGCTGGTGGCTCTGGAGGGCGATGAGGTTGCGGAGTGACATCGCGCATCGGCTGGATGTCCTGCACCTCCTCGGCGATACCTAGACCGCGAAGGATGTCAGCGAACCCGTCACGCAGCGCGAAAGCGCGAGCACGCATGGCAAGCATACGCTTCGGATACTGCTGCCACGGACCGGCCTTGCCCCAGAGTGAGGCCTTTTTCGCGTCGGCCACCGAGAAGCTAGCGCGGATAGGATCATCCTCGCCCTTACGCTTGACCTCACAGAAGGCTTCCATTTTTTCGCCTTCGCCTTCGACGCGCTCCTTGATCCACTCGCACTTGCCGGACCCACGAACCAGACCGATCGCGCCATCGCCCCAGATTGTCGGGCGGCCGTTGACGACAGCGATCGACTGCAGGGCAGCCATCGGCGTCAACCCAACTTCCATGCCGTGCATGATGGCAACCATGGCCTTTTCGGCCGTCTCCAGACCCTTCGGAGCCATTCCGGCCTTGGTGACAGCGTTGGCAATGCGCCAGGCGCCATCGAAGTCTTGAGGCACGATTGCTTTGACTGCGCCGCCGGCCTGCAATGCGGGGAGGCGTGGGGCTGCTTCAGTTGCTGCTTCGGTCATTTTCTTCCTCGTGAATTCTGGTTGCCTCGAAGATGAAGCCGCGCTTGGCAGAACCGATCAGCATGTTGATCTGCCAGCTGCGAGCCCATCCGTTGTGTGTCCATTTGCTCCGGAAGTAGACGGGGTTCCCGCGCTCGATCTCTGCCCAGGCTTCGAGCGGCGATAGCGTCCGGCCGGGTTCCCACATCCGCTTCGTCATCAGAAATCCCACTCGCCAACAGGCTTCTCTTCGGCCGGCGCTTCGACGCGGCGAAGGATGTCCTTCTCGGCCTTGTCGGATTCGGTCTTAATCTCGACGACGGTGACCTCGGTCTCGCCGCGGCTGGTCGCGACCATGACCTTGTCGCCGGCAACGACTTCCAGACCGTTCGGCACGAAGTAGTCGTAAGTCTTCTCGTCCTTCTGCCACTTGAATTTGATGGCAGCGACGGCGCGGGCAGGGGTGAGCAAATCGGTCATCGAACGTTCGCCTTCTCTTCGGTGGTGATGCCGGGAACGGTGCGGCCGGCGTCGAGCGCGCGCTGGGCGAGCTTGCGGAGCATGTCCTGTGCCTCTGGGTGGTTGGACATGTAGACGGCGAGGGCGGACCAGTCGGTGACATCCTTGACGACCGTCTTGACCGATACACTTGCGGCCTTGCCGTAAGAGGCGCGGACTGTGCTCGGAGCGGCGTCAGGCTGCACTTCGACCTTCGGCGCTTCCAGCACTGCTGTCTCGCTCTGCTGCTGGCGTGCGGCTTCCTCGGCAGCTCGTCGAGCCTCATCAGCCTTTCGCTCTTCCTCGCGTCGGCGCTGCAGCTTGACCGTCTCCCATGAGCCGATCGCATCGCGGACCTTGTCAGCGCCTTCCTTCGCCTTCTTGACGAGAGGCTGCCATTTGGCGTCCACCGCCTTGCTGGCTTTCAGGTGAGGTTCCTTCTCCTCGGTCCGAAGCTTGTCCGCGTCCTTGGAGAGCTCATTCAGGCGATTGCGGAGCGATAGAGCCTTCCCGGCCGTCTTGTCGTCGCTGATCGTCTCGTACGCCTTCATACCGGCGAGGGCGGCTTCGATCTGATCCTTGAGCGTTTCGGTCGCGCTGACTTCACCGGAGTTATCGCCGATCGTCGGCTCTGGTGCGGAGATCTGCGCTGCGACGACTTTGTCATCGTCTGGCCAGCCTTTCCCCCCCAACGCGTCGAGATATGCCTGGTAGGTCACCGGGTGCCGGCAAGCGAAGGTCCAGACCGTGTCAGGAAGAACTTCCTTGCCGTTGCGGTAGGCGACGAGCTGATTGGAGCCCTCGGGATAGAAGATGGCGACCGGCTCGAAAACCTTGTCGCGGTTCTTGGCGCGATAGTAGCCCTGTTGAGGCTCGTCCTCATGAACCGGGAGCGTCTTGCCGACGGCTGCGGGGTTCTTGAGAGCGGCTTGCCACCAAGCCCACGGGCCAACGATTTTGGACGCCAGAGCGCCGATAGACTGTGCGGTCATTAAACTCTCGCTTGAAGTTGAAATTGATGTTCCTGGATCCGCAGCGCCTGAACCGTTCCGCCGACGATGACGGCGATGACGACGCAGGTGACGAAGACGACGAGCATGTCCCGGTTGGTCGGGCGGAAGAGGGGGACGGCTTCGGCCTTCGGCTGCTGCTGGCATGTACCGGCAGGGCACGAGCATTCGATGCCGCGCATATGGCAAAGGTCAGAAGGGACGATCATCGCCGTACTCCTTCTCGCGAGCCTCAGCGTTGGCCTTATCGGCAGCCTTGCTCTTGGCAATCATCGCGTCAGCGATATCGAAGGCCTTGTTCGCGAAGTATTCAGCCGGGGTCATTCCTTCGAGGAACCGAAGATCATTAGCGCACTGCACCACAACGGCGCCGATAGCGTTGCCTGCGAACCAGTTTCGAAGGTTCATTCCTTCGTAATCAGAAGGCATCCCGTCGATGTAACTATGTTGGCCGGGGAAGGCCGGACCACCTGTGTTGATCCTGGTCATCGCGCCACCTCATCAGCTTCGATCTTCTCAACGCGGTAACCGAGCTTGTCAGCGATTGCCTTGAAGTGGTCGATGATCTCTCGCTCTTGGATGGCGAGCCCGCTCTCGTCGGCACCGGGGCTGTAAGAAAGCCAGTAGGCAGCATGCGCGGACTTGGCGATTATCTCGGCATCGGAGCAAACGCTCACGAGTTCGATTGTCTTCTTGGTGATCATTCCGCAGCCTCCTGAAGGGCGCGCTCAAGACGAGCTGCAGCGTTATGTCCGGTGAAGCTCTCGGGATCGGCCAGGCGCGTCAGGCGCTCGAACTTGAACACCTCGCCGCCGTGCTGTTCGGCATCGTCCTGCGCTTCATCCTCGTCCTGGTATTCCCAAGCTGCATCCGGATCGACAGACCAGCGCATGCCGACACCCGGGATATGGCCGAGGTACAGGGTCGTTGTGCCGAAGGCTGCTTCGACGTTGAAGCGGGTGACGGTGCGGGGGGTGGTGAGGGTGTCCATTAGGCACCTGCCTTTGACTTGGCAAAACGAAGGCGCTCTCCGGGCGTCATCTGCGAGACGTCGCCGGCTGCAACGGCATAGCGGCGATCGAGCTCGGCCTGGATCTTTTCGCAGTGCGCGCCGTATCCGATGATTGCGGACTTTTCGGCATAGCTCTTTTCAAGCTCGGCGGTGGTGTAGCCGGGGAAAGCTGCGGTCTTGAATGCGCTGTCGGACATCTGCCCTTGCTCCTCTTGTGCAGATCGACGTTTCTTCGTCCCGGTGGGGGATCAAGTCGTCGTCGGCTGATGAGGATTATGAAAGCATATCTTACAGATTGGTGCAAGCAGAAAAGAAAGGATTGCTTTCAAAACCGCGTGGGGCTAACTTTGCTAGCATGCAGAACAAGCCAGAACTTTCCGAAGCCGGGCAATGGTACCGAGACCGCGACGAATGGATTCGTCACGTCCTGGGCCGGCCTTATCTTTCCTCAGACTGCCAACGTGTCGGCCTCTTCATCGCCATGCACATGAACCGGCGGGACAACCACACGAAGCACCAACAGAAGACGATCGCGAAGGACCTGAACCTGAGCCCGACGACGGTAAAGCGATCAGTCGGGAAACTGATCGACGAAGGCTTGATCTCGAAAGAGCAAGTGCAGCGCGGGATACGTGGGAGAGCCGTCAATCACTACCGTCTCATCTTCGCTTGGGAAGCTCTCTAGGGGTCGCTGGTGACCCCTTGCCAAAGGGTCGCTGGTGACCCCCCTAATAACGGTGCGCTTAATAACGGTAATCTATCTGTATTTCAGATTCTTGCTCTGAGTGGAGTAATTGGAAGGGTGGAGAGATGCTCCTACGGCGTCTCTTTACGAGCCGCTTCCAAGTTTTCAAAAACGGTCCGCCAAGCTTCGTCTCGGTTTTCCACAGGCAGGTTCTTAACCACGCCGGCGATCTCCTCGACGAGTGTCTCAAGTAGGGACACCGCCGGATAGGTCTTGTCGAGAAGCACGAGAAGCTCAGCGTTTACAGAGCGTCCATTAGCGTCAGCAGCGCGTTTGATGCGCTCACGCATGCCATCCGGAACGCGGATAATGATTTTGTCCAGCAGTTGGCTGGGGGACAGATCGCTCATGGATAGAGTGCATACAAGTCACTATACGCAGAATAAATCGTGGCAACTTGCCAGCACTCGGTTGACGCGAGTGGACGTGGCCGTCAATCATTTCGTAAGTGCTATGTGTGGGAGGGCTAATGTTTGGCGGAAAATGAAAAGATGAAAATGAAAAAGGCGGAGCACCGGCCTAGGAAACCCGCTCCGCCTTTTGAAAAAGCCACGTTGAAAATCGGAGACTATCAACATGCCGGGGCATGCTAGCATTAGTGTATTTGTGTTCGCAATCGTACCAAACTCAGAATCTTTCGGAGATGAATTTGAAGACTTTGTAGGCCGCCTCCATGGATGACCTATTCCAGGCTGCGGCTCTACCAGAGAAAGTCTTATCAGATCGTTTCCGCGTTCATCCCGTTGTTGGTGACGCGATGGAGCCAACTTTACGAGGAGGCCGGGATTATGTGCTCACAGCGCCGGTCACCTCGTATGAGGGCGAGGGCGTCTACCTCGTCGATGCCGGCCTCGGCATCGAGCTGTATCGAGTGACTAATATACTCGGGCCGAACGGCGACCTGATGCTTTCCCGCGAAAATACGATCTACCAGTCACACCACATGGAGCGAGAGAGGTTCAACGACGTGGTTGTTGGCAAGGTGGTGGCTGACATCCGCATCAGGGATGAACGCAAGTTCCTGTGGCACGGATAAGATAGGGGCGTTAGATCGTGAAGCGGCCGATGTAACGCCCGATTATCTGAATTTCATCCAGCGTAAATTCGCTCGGGTTGTGCTTCGGGTTGTCAGAAGAAACCCGCACGGTCACAACCTCGTCTCCCGGCCGAGACGTCACTTCAAGCCGCTTGACCACCACGCCGCCCCATTGGTCGGCAAGGGCATAGATACCAGGCGGGGATGGAACGCGATGACGTGTGTCAATGAACACAACATCGCCATCGCCGATGGTCGGATCCATGGAATCTCCCTGAGCCGGGAAAGCCGCGACATGCTGCGGTCTGACGTTCATCCGGTTAAGCGTCCAATCAGGAAGTCGCCAGTGATCGCGAACAACTTCTTGGTGGAAGGTGATGCCATTTTGCGTGGTCACCTCAGAAGCGGCGAGGCCACCACCGCCGAGACCGGCGACGAGATCGATCTCCGGGATATCTTTGGCGGCCGCCCCATGACCAGCAAAATGGACGACGGTGGCGTCTGGATCGAAACTATCGATCACACTCTTCGCGCGCCCAGCGGCTGCCAGGACCGGCGCTTCGCCTTTGCCGTAGGCCAGCCAATTCAAATCAACACCGGCCAGATCGCAAATTGCCGTCAAGCTATCTAGGCCGACCTCTTTCCCCAGCTCCCAATTGCCCACGGCTCCCCGCGTGGCTGTCTTCCCAGCCTTCGTCAGAGCTTCGGCAAATTTTTCTTGTGATCTCATACCCATCACGCTGAGGCGGACAAACTTGATCCGTTCGCCCCGTTCCGGGTCAATCTTCCGAACTGTGGTCATGAGCGGACTATGCATGACGAAACTGAGTCTTTCATCGAAAGAGATGCTTGCAATTATGTGAAAGATATGCTTTCAATTGGTCATGGAAAACTTCTGCGAACAAGCCAAAGACAAAGCCGGTGGTCCTGCCGCCCTCGCGAAAGCACTTGGGGGGACGCTTACCTCCCAGGCCGTATCCCAGTGGAGAAAGGTGCCGGCAGAGCGCGTCCTCGACGTAGAGCGCATCACGGGCATTTCCCGGCACGACCTGCGGCCTGACGTTTTCGGGGTTCCGGAGAACGCAGCATGACTGAGCTCTCCGTACTCATGGCTGCTCGCAAGCGAATTGAACAGAAGTCGAGCTGGACGCAGAACGCCTACGCGAAAGACGGTCGCGGCACACCGATCCGCGCCACCGATGACGGCGCGACGTGCTTCTGCCTTATGGGGGCGGTCCAGCGCGAACTCGATCTCCTGACCGACGAAGGCCGAGGCATCTACTTCCGAGCCCTCAAGCTCATCTCGGCCCAGTTGCCACCCAAGTCGACGATCAGCGCCTACAACGACAACTACGGCCATAAGGCGGTCTTGCGGTTGTTGGACGCGGCGATCACCGCTGCGGAGACCGCTTAAATGTGGAACCACAACATCGACGAAGCCCCGCGCGGCAAGGCCGTGACGATCGTCCGGACGGTAAGGGGCGAAGAGCGCCCCTACGACGAGACGCATATCGCTCCGGTTTGGTTGGCGACGCAGTGCGGCCGCGTCATCAAGTCTTACTGGCTTGAGAAAACGAAATTCAGCCCCGCTCGCTGGGCAGGGCTTGGCACGAACGAGGTTCCTGTCGCTTGGCAGCACTTCGTCACGCCGGAGCATCCATTTCAAGAATCGGACGCCGGCGTGGCATTGGGGTACATACCTCTTAACAAAGGCATGTTCGCTATTGTTGATATCGACGATCTTCCGGCTCTCTCGGGATCGACGTGGTTCGCTGTTGACAGTGGGAAGACATTCTACGCCGTCCGGTCTGTTCTCGGAAAATTTGAAGCGATGCATCGCGTTATCCTTGGATTGACCGGGGAAGAACGTGTTGACCATGAAAACAGAAACGGCCTGGACAATCGAAGAGAAAACCTTCGGGCATGCAATGCTAGCCAGAATGGCGCGAACGCCGATTTGCGAGCTGACAATACCAGCGGGTTCAAGGGTGTAACGGGGCGGAATGGCAAATGGGTCGCTAGGATCAGCGCCCATGGCGAAAAAATATACCTCGGCACATTTAGCTGCCCATACGATGCGGCTGATGCGTACGACAACGCGGCAATAAAGCATTTTGGCGAGTTTGCCCTTCTCAACTCGATGATCAATCCGAGGCCAAAGACGAACGCTACGAGCGTTGAACCGACGGCGTCCGAGCTGATCGTCCACAAGCATCAATTCCTCGATGACGCTGGATCGGGCGCATGACGAAGCAGTCAACCGGCGCGGATCTACTCGCGCAGAACGCAATCGAGCATCGGACGCCTGACACACGACCGATGGTGCAACGACCAGGGAAAACAGGCTCATGAGCGTTTTCTTTCAAGGACTGCTCTTCTGCATCGGTGGCGCTTGTTTCTTCGGTCTCTGCGCTCGGGCTCTCTTCGGCAAAAAAGAGAAGCCAACCGATAATTCCATTTCTGGGGCCCCAGAAGGGGCTCTCCAATTCTCTCATTTCCAGTGCCCAGATGCCTCGGGTTCCAATCTAAGCGTTCGGGCTTCTTACGTTCGGCCGTCAGACGGGGGTTGAACTCAGTACCGTACCCTCGCCCTGACAAGGAGAACTCTATCAGGGCTGGCGAACATGAAGTGTGCAGAAACTCATCAAAACGTAGTCGATTTTAAAACAGGGAAAGAGGCGAAAGCGATGTCATTAGTCGACGCATATAGCCCAGAAGAGGCGAGATTGGTCGCCCAGAAGATGTTCAAGAGAGAGTGCGCAGGTTGGGGCGACGAAGAGCGCGCCCTGACCAAGGTTGCCCGTCAATGCGGAATGACGGCGACCAGCTTCAAGCGGCTCATGAAGGGGCAGCGGAAAGTCATGGATGTCTTGCTCTGCAAGCGCATCCGGCTTGCCTACCTGAACCTTTGCCACTCTCTCATGACCCAAATCCAGAACGACATCCAGGCTATCGAGGAGGCCTACGGGCATGACGCTGTGGCAGATTTTATTGATGAAGTTGAGGGTTTGGACGCGCGGGTCAACGCTGCGCGCTCAGCCGCTCAACGATCTCTCCAACAACCAAAAGGAAGGTGACAAGGATGACAGCAGCAGTCGGCGACAACACCAAGGTTGAGCGCGAGCGTCGCGTCCAGTTCAGCTATTTCCACCAGAAGGACCGGGATATCGCGGCCAAGATCCGCGCTCTCAATGAGGACAAGAAAGCGAACCGGCAGAACGCCAAGGCGGCCGGTTTCGCCTCGCAGAAGCTCGACCACTATCTCAAGGCTTTCCTCGCTGAAGATCAGCAGAAGCCTGTCGATAAGCTGAAGTCGGAGCGCGAGAACCTCATCTGGCTTGGCCTTATCCCCGACACGCTGCAGGGCGACCTGCTCACATCCGACCGCGTCGACCAGGAGCAGATGATAGCCGCCAAGGGCTTCCATGCCGGTCTGAACGCCCTCGATCGCGTCTCCGGCTACAGCGGCGGCAGTTCGGAAGACAAGCACTGGCTTGAATCCTACGACCTCGGTCGCAAGGAATACGAGACGACCATCCCCGACATCATGGCACGCATTCAGGCAGAGGCCGACCAAGAGGCGCCTCCGACTGACGACGACGACGACTGAGGTTCCCTGAGGCGGCTGCTGACCTCCCAAGACCGGCCGCCCCACTAGCCGCGCGAATGCGGCTCTTTCTCTCTCCCTGCAAGAGGTTCCAATGCAAGCGGATGTAGTTGACCAAAAGATTGCCGCCCCCGCCAAGCGCAATTCCATTATTTGCCCATGCTGCCTTCAGTTCGTCGATGACGTTAACATCCTGGTCGACAGCATCGGTTGCCAGATCACCAACGGCGACAAGACGGTGAAACTCAGCCGTCAGCAGTTCACCCTCGCCAAGTACCTGATCGACTGCTTCCCGCGCATGGCGGAGAAGGGGACCATCTACTCCGACGTCTTCCTCGACGAACACGGCGAAGGTCCGGACATGAAGATCATCGACGTGATGATCTGCAAAATCCGCCCGGCGCTGGCTGATGTCGGTCTGGTCGTCGAAACGATCTGGGGCAAAGGCTACAAGATCGTGATGGCCGATGCCTCCGAGGGCAACGCGATCAAGGATGCGAGCATCCGCATTCGCACACCCGGCTCGGCGCAGCGCTGGCGACCAGAGCACGACGAGCAGCTCATCGACCTGATCCGCCGTAAGTACAAGGTCGCGGCCTGCGCCTCCATCATGAAAATGCCGTTCATGGCTGTCGAGCGCCACTACAAGCGCCTTCTGTCGTTGGTCTGAGGTGCTCACGATGACCGAAGCACACAATGTCAGCAACCCCGTCGGAGAGCGGTTCAATAGATTGGTAGTTGTTCGCCGAGATGGCAGCACACCCGCAAAGTCGGCACTATGGCTCTGCCAATGCGATTGCGGTGGGGAGACGCGGACTACGGTTACAAAGCTTCGATCTGGGCACACGTCATCGTGTGGCTGCCGGCATATCGAAACTGTATCCACCTCAAACATCGTCCATGGGCTCACCAGTCGGAGGCTGGGACGGCACCCACTGGCAAACACCTACTACAAAATGCTGCATCGCTGCTTTCACCCAGACGATCCAGCCTTCAAGGACTACGGCGCGCGCGGCATCACGGTCTGCAAGCGATGGAAGGACGGTGAGGGCGGACTGACCGGCATCGAATGCTTTGTCGCAGATATGGGCGAAAGGCCGGCAGGGCATTCGATCGATCGCTATCCCGACAACGACGGACCTTACGCCCCTTGGAACTGCCGATGGGCTACCCCGAAACAACAGGTGAACAACCGTCGTCCTGCACGCCTTCAGGAGGCTCATCTATGATCATTTGTGGATTGGATTTGGCCACCCGGAGTGGATACGCCTTCCGCGACAGCAACAAGCACCGCTCTTCGATCCTGTGCGGCACCTTCTCGGTGAAGGATTACGACTGGGAAGAGAAGTACGCGATCGCCGCGAACCTCTTCTATCGCCTCATCAAAGAACACCGGCCCGACTTCGTGGCAATCGAGCGCCCTGAGCATGGCGTCCGCCAGTTCAAGAAGAAGGGCAAGGTGGATCTGACCGGCAAGGAGGAGACGATCTCCACCATCAACCCGGCCGCCCTTCAGCTTACCGGCATCGCCGGCGCCTGCATCGCCATCTGCCAGATCCGCGGCATTCCCTACGGCACCATCGCCGCGACATCCTGGCGCCCGGTTTATTTCAACAAGGGCGTAAAGCCGCCGGAGGGCAAGGACTGGAAAGACTTGGCCATCGAAGCAGCACAGCGCGAAGGCATCGCTCTTCCGTCCACGAAGGCTGAACAGCGCGACGCAGCCGAGGCGATCGGCGTCTGCAGCTGCTGGCATAACTGCGCCATCCCCGAAATCAAATGGATGCAGGATCGGTTCATCGAGCTCCGCACCGGCGCCTACGATCAGAAGCGGAGTGCTGCGGCATGAACCAACTGGTGACCCAACGCACAGTTCTCGACCTGGTCGACGAATACGAAGAGAAGAGCGCAGCGATAGAGGGCGAGCTCAAAGGTTTCGAAGAAGCCTTCACGCGCTTGGAGATGGCAGCGTCTATTCAAGGCAAATACGTCTCGCCCATCACACGCCATCGCCCGCATATCCACGCCTCAGAGCTTCGCAAGGTGCTGCTGAAATCCGGGTGGAAAGCGATCTACGACCGGCTGCAGATCGATATGATCGCTAGCGCCAAGGACAAGAAGCTGTTCGAGCGCACGCTTGAGGAGCCGCCAGAGCTCACCTTCGACAACGCTAGGGCGACGTTCGGCGATTACCTCATGCGTCCGCGCTATCACATTCTTCGCGGCCTGGCTGAAGTGTTTGCCGATCTCGACCAGGCCTACAAGTCTCATTCCAAGGTCAAGATCGGAGTGAAAGGCCTCCCGAAGCGCGTCATCCTAAGCTACTACGGCGGGTTCGGAAGCTACGGCCGCGACAAGCTCCGTGACATCGTCAACGCGCTAGCTGCCTACCAAGGCAAGCCTCTGATGAACCACGACGAGCTTAGTGCCATCGAGGCCGCTCACGGCTCCGGCGAAGACGCCGTTTTAGATGGCCGTTCGATCGCGTGGCAGAGCCGTTACAAAGAGGGCGAGTATCAGACGCTCGACCGCGGCCTCACCATCCGCAAGTTCAGTAACGGCAACGCTCATGTCTTCTTCGCGCCTAGCACGCTGCTCGACATCAACAGAGCGCTAGCGGAGTTCTATGGCGAGGTGCTTCCGGATGCGGAGGAAGAGGACGCAAAACGGCAGACCAGCACCGCTGTCTCCAAGGATCTCCAGTTTTACTGGTCCCCTCCCGAAGTCATCGCTAAGGCCATGGATGTTGCCGGCATCTACATGCCGAGAGACTACAGCCGATCGGAAGCGCCGTCCTATCGTGTCTTGGAACCGTCCTGCGGCGACGGTCGAATCCTCGACGAGCTGGGGGCGAGGGGTTGCCGTCCCTTTGGCATCGAGGTCCACGCGGGCCGCGCAGCCGAGGCAAGAGCCAAGGGGCATCCGGTCCTAACTGGCAACTTCCTGGAACAGCCGGCACGCCCTGAGTTCGACTTCGTGGTGATGAACCCGCCGTTCTACGGCCGCCACTACGTCAAGCATGTTCTCCATGCTTTGAAGTTCCTCAAGCCAGGCGGCACGCTCGTGTCGATCCTGCCGGCCACGGCTCATTACGATCACCAAGAGCTTCAAGGCCAGTGGACAGACTTGCCGGTTGGCAGCTTCTCCGAAGCCGGAACCAACGTCCCGACCGGCATCCTGAAAATTCGAAGGAGCGCGGCATGAGGCTCTTCAACTGGCCATGGGGCGACCTGCAACCTCACTCCTACGATTTCATCATGGCGGATCCAGCTTGGCATTATCGCCTGTATTCCAAGGCGGGAGAAGCGAAGTCACCGCAGGCGCACTACGAGACGATGTCAATCGAAGACATCAAGGCGCAACCGGTCCTTGATCTTGCGTCGACCGATTGCGTCCTTTGGCTCTGGGCTGTGAACCCGATGCTTCCGCAAGCGATCGCTGTGATGGCGGCATGGGGGTTTGAATTCAAGACCGCCGGCACGTGGTTGAAAACAACCGTCCACGGCAAGATCGCCTTCGGGACCGGCTACGTCCTTCGCTCGAGCAATGAGCCATTCCTGATCGGTACGCGCGGCAAGCCTAAGACATCCAAATCTGTCCGCTCAGGCTTCACCGGTCTCGCTCGAGAGCACTCCCGCAAGCCAGAGGAAGCCTATCGAGCCGCCGAGCTGCTGATGCCGAGCGCGCGCCGCCTCGAACTTTACTCCCGCACCAATCGCCCAGGCTGGGACCACTTCGGCAACGAAGCTGGAAAATTCGGAGAAGCAGCTTGAACAACCACCGAGAACAATCTCCAGCGAACATCGAAGCAGAGCAGGCTCTCCTCGGCGCCATCCTGATGAACAACGCTGCCTTGGACAAGATCCCAGTCGGGTTCGCACCGGAGCATTTCTTCGAGCGGATCCACCGCCAGATCTTCGAGGCAATCCTCGCCGGACGTGAGGCAAAGAAGGGCATGAACCCGGTAACTGTCCGGTCTTTCATGCCGCCGGAAGTGGCGACGTCAAAGGTCGGTGACATGACGGTGGCTCAATACCTCGCACGTCTTGCGATGGAAGCCGTCAACGTCATGAACGTGCCGGACTTCGCCGACGCCATCACGGGATACTTCAACCGCCGGGAAGCGATGACCATTGCCGATGAGGCTTACTTCGCCGGCGCAAAGGCTCAGGACGAACTAGAGTTCATCGATCGTATCAAGGAGTGCCGCGAGCGCCTTACAGCCATCGTTGCCTCTGTCCAAGACCGGAACGAGCCGACTGAGAACTTCCGGGACGCGATCGACAAGACACTGGATTCGACAGCCGACGCCATGAGCGGTCGAGACCTGACCGGCATCGATCCTGGCATCGAGGAACTGACATCACTCACCGGTCTCTGGCAGCCGGGGAACCTCATCATCCTCGGCGGTGACGTGAAGCAGGGCAAGTCGGCTCTTGCCTGGCAGGCGTTCTTCAACATCGCGGAGAAGCATCCGATCGCCGGCAATAGCGGCGAGATGCCTCGGGATCAGATCATCCTTCGCGAAAAGGCCCGTAGGACCGGGATCTCTGCCAAGCGTCAGAAGGCAGGGCAGGTCAGCGAATACGAGATGCAGGAGTTGGTGAAGGCCGGCGCCGACATGAAGCGCCTCCAGTACATCGACATCAACTGCCAGCGCCTCACGCTCGACCAGATCGACGACCGCATCAAGCGTCTCCGCGGCGAGCATGGCATCGAAGGCTTCGTCGTCGATCACATCCTGAAGCTGGCATGGACCGGAAAGATGGACGAGGCCGACGACTTCAAGAAGGCGAACCGCGCGACATCGACCCTCAAGGACATCGCCATGAAGCACGGTATTCCGATCGTCGCTCTCACCCACGTCAACAAGACTACGGGCTACCAGGAGAGCTTTGGACGGACCAGCTATCGCGACCGCCTGCACTCAGCGATGCGCCGTCGGCCGACCTACAAGAGCCTGCTCGGCAACATCGACAAGGATGCCGACCACGCAGTCATCACCTTCCAGGCGCGCCCGATCGTAGCCGCCATGGAGCCGGAGCATGGCACCGAGGACTACGCGATCTGGGAAGCGGCTATGAACGACGTCACAGGCAAGGCAGAGCTTATCCTCGCCCTGTCTCGTGAAAACGAATTCCCGCGCCGTCGGGAGATCCGCTGGACCGGCGCGACGACAAGCTACGGGCCTGATTTCAGAGAACAGTATAATGGAAGGGAGCTGTTCGCATGAACAAGTTCGACGCCGGCGCTATGAAAACCCCGAGCGGGTTCGTCGCCTACTATCGCCAGGTGCACCGCTCGGCCAACTTCGTTCTGAGGGATGGCAAGCACGACATCATCTTCGCGACCAAGGAAGAGGCAGAAAAGGCAGCGCTGAATGCCTTCCTCGATTATCTCAACTCTCCGATCGTGGCGGAATCTCTGATGGGCCCTACCACCAAGCGAGCAGCGG